CATCGAATCTCCACGTTCTTTTAAGGAAAGAAGATTGTGATATGTCAATATAAGGAACACTTTCCGATGTCTTGTCAGGCATCGTATAAGTAATCCCCATACGTCCAAGAGTTTCTTGTATAGTTGTGTGATTAAACCAAGGCGTTTCTTTCGAAACACCCATAATATTGTCATCGCCATACGTCATTAGTTTAACATTCTGTCTGAATGTTTCAACTTCATCATTAGGGTTAAGCATATAATATATGTACCTCATGTATAATGAATTAACTAGAGAGTTAACAATAACGGTCAGGGGATGCCCACTGGGATTCGAACCATAAAATTCGACGAGATCTCCATTAAAATCAGTTAAGGGATATGCTGTATCTTCAGCAATACCTTTCATGATAAGGATATCTTCTTCGTCAAAGTTTTTGGAACTCATACAGATGGTTATCATCACGTTGAATGCGGCCTTAATAAATGCGGGGGGCATGCGCTTATCATAGGCCTTGTAATCTCCTGCAACAATTTGGTTTGTACCAAAAGTCGCGAGATATTTGTATATATCGCCCCACTCGCTCGACTGACAAATTGTGCCAGGAGCAGCCTCAAATATGAATTTGTTGCGTTGAATAACACGAATCATAGACAGATAGTACTTACGTACCACTAAGCTCCAATCGAATGGAGCACCTGAAAAGACTCGTGTTTTTCCCATTTCTCGTTTTTTGTGAGTAACGGGTTCATCTTTGAGGTGTGCACAAAAGTTGGGATGTGCACGCTTCCCATTCTTATAGTTGTCGATTATCTCTTTCATTCGATCCATGATTTCAGGACTCGCCTCCACAGGCTCAAGGTTTTCACCTCGAGGCGCTATGGCGGTAAGAAAATATTTCTTAGATTTTTTCCAGGGATTACCGGCACTAGTGTTCCGATTCATCTTATCTACATATGTGACGCCAGCAGCTCCGTTAAGAGCTGTAAAGTCGTCATACACGTTTAAGAGTTTGATTTCTTCGGGAGCTAGTTCTTTAAGAATTGTTTGGGCAAATTGTTCGGACACGTATTTGAGCGAGGACATATCAATGTCTGTCACTGGATTTACTAAGTCGAGAGCAGCAATTCGCCATGGTTTCCACCCACCCATAACTGGTGCGGTGTACTTTGTTGAATACCCTTTCTCTTGCAAAAAGGCATTCATTGGTGTCTGCTCAACACGAGACTTTGGAGCTATCTTGAATCCGGTAAAGGATCCGTACACGGTCGCGGAACCGTGATCGATATATCGGAAAACCGATTTTTTCGAGAGTTCTCCTACTTCGCGTTGTTTGGATTGTGCGGATAGTTTTGGTGCATCAGGAACAATTAGTTCCTCTTTTCCCATAAATTGATTAATCAATGTTTGTGGGAAGAATAGGCTTTCAGCCTTTGCATTTTTACCAGCCACATGAATCCCTAAGAGGACAGGACCTTGGGGGGTCTGCATCATGTATGGACTGCCACATTGTCCGGCTTGGGTTGGAACCTTTACCTGAGCAATGTAACAATCATGAATTAATGATTTACCGATTAGATCTTTGAAATGAGAAAAATCTACTAGGTTTTCCCTCTTAGCTCGTATGAATGTATTTTGACTGATTTTGCCATCATCTCC